AGAACACTTACTCTATTGGAGATGTCGCTGGAAATATCCCCATAGAAGGAAACACCAAGATTGGAGGCACCACCCAGTCGTTGGATCAGAAAGCAGACATTTCAGCAGTGCCCCTTGATAACCCGCCGCTTGTTGGTGGAGGCGTTCCAATGGTTCAACAGTTTCCATCGATGTCGAAGACGAACGGTCCGGAAGCCACAACTGGTTTGTACTTGCATCCACAGGAGATGTTTCGTCAGCCTTTTCAGTTCAGGGATTCGGAGGAGACTCTTATCAGCAATCTGTTATCACGCCCTGGGCGTATATTCAGCTTCCCCTGGACTACTAATCAGGTTGATGGTACGGACTTGTATTCGTTCAATCTAGACACACTTGTTTTCGATGATTCCCCTACGAGTTGGAACATTCAATGGGACATACCAGCAAACATTGGAATTTTGAATCTTTTCAAGTTTGTCCACTTCGATGCTGTTTTCTCTGTTCACGCGGTGAGAACTCGTTTCCACTCTGGACGTTTACAAGCATCTGTTTCGTATTCAATGTTTGATGATTCACCTGCTCAAAAGACTGCTCTCTACAACAATATTTTGGATTTCAATGCTGACCAGTCTATTTGTGAGTTTCGGGTTCCATGGAACTGCTCTCAAGAATTTATTCGTTCGTCAGAAAATAAACCTCAGGGCCCATCTAGTCGAGTTGGCACCGTGGCTCTTTCGGTTTTGAATGAGTTGAGAGTTACATCAGAAATTGTTTCACCGAGTGTAGCAGTTATTGTGGAGGTCAGGTTTGAGAATGTTCGAATGGCAATGCCAAATCCATATCCTGCCACTCAATTTGGGGACAATGTTAGTAGGTTGACTTTTATTGCCGAATCAGAACCGTCCACGGTCGAGACAGCTGACATTAACGCGAAGACAGATGTGATATCTACTACTTCAGTCAAAGAACCAACTCCAATGAGACTTTGCCGGATTAATCTTGGTCAAAAGTTTGAGTATGAGGTTGGTGATATTCATGAAGTTGTCCGACGTTACACTCTTTTTCCTGTGTCTTGGCTTTCGAGTGTCCCTGG